CTGATAACGACATTGCCTATGCCGTAGACGCCAAGCCCGTAATAGCCTGTTCCATATGCAGCCATGCCGCTGCCCCTGCTTTAAGCCAGCCTGATCAGGCCAGTGCTTGCATCGTTTGTCGGCATGGTCAGCGTAAATGTGCCAGCAGTCACTGTCTGACTGCCAAATGTGTGGACGCTGACTGCCTTGTCTGACTGGGTCGAGTTATAGATCAGGACCGCATCAAATGCTGTTGACAATGTGACGGCTGAGTAGCTGATGCTGGCGCTTGGCGTCACAAAAGCTGTCGTGCCGCTGGTGCTTGGAGGCGTGCCAAATGTCACTGTGACGCCGCCTGCGGTGTAGCCTGTGCCTGTCACCTCACCTGTGGAGCTGTAGGCCGTGGTGGAGGCATTGACAGTGGCAGAGGCCAAGTACAAGGCGGCCTTGAATGTGTCGGCGGTGGTCGCTGCGCGAATGACGCCAGTGCCGAAATTATGGTGGCCGACCAGCAGCTCACCTTTGAAACTTGTGCAGAGGGCTTGAGTATTGGCCACGGCTTATTCCTTAAATTTGTTGACTGATTCCATCAGCAAAGACACTGCGCTTGAGCACCATGTGGACAGACCGATGCACCATCTCGCCATCCAACCAATACTCTACCCAGCTCGTTGTCTCGGTATCGTTGTCGAGAGAGCCTTCACGCTTTTCAAGCAGTGACTCGTCCATCTCGCCCTTGGTGGTGGTAATCATCATCCAAATGTCCTTGCTCTTGCCAAAATCGCACCGCCCGATGTAGAACCGCGATCATCTGCAATCTGCAACTGATCCAGTCCTGCCTGATAAAGCGATGACCACACTGGGATTCTCGCATCGTCTTGCAGGTATGGCGCAGCCTGCAACAAAGAGCCATACAAATAGACATCAGGCGCTTGTGTCAGCAGCCAGTTGGTTGCAACTGTTGATGACAACTTTGTCAACTTGGCGTAGTACACCAGCTCTGCCGTGTATGCGCCGTCAGGGATTGGAAGCAATCGGAATTGGTTTCCAACCACGCTGAAATACAGTGGCTTGCCGCTGGATAAGTAGGTGGTATTCGACAACTGATCCATCGCGTCAATTGTCTGAAATGTCAGGTTGGTCACTGGATTTGTGTTGATCTTGATGGCCTTGGCCTCCAAGAAGTCATCAGGCACAGTGCCATATTCAGCCGCCGCAGCAAATGAGGCATTGGCTCTCACAATCATCTGGCGGGTGCGCAGCTGGCGCTCAATCTGAGCCTCTGCCAAGCTGATGAAGTCAGGGATGGTGGCCGTCAAGTCTGACCTGTTGAGCCAGTCGGCCAGCGAGGCCTTAAGTTCGGTGTATGTCGTGAGTGCCATTAGACTGCCTCTTTTTCCATCTCTTCTTTGACGATCCAAGTGTGTTCGTGTCTAAATTCAAACGTGCCAATGTGGCCGATCTCTTTCGAGACATCATGGTCAATATACACCTTGTAGCCCATCTCTTGAGCCTTTTTACAAAAGAAGACATCCTCGCCCATGTAGCCGCGAGTGTCAGTCTGCCAAGGCATATCAAACCATGGCTCTGTCATGCCCTCAAAGACATTGCGCTTGATCATCATCACGCCAGTGCCAACAGATCCAATCTCTTCCAAGCCTGTTGATTCGGGCATGGTGTAAACCTGTTGGCGCTTGCCGTTCTCATCGTAATTCTGCGCAGTTGGACCTGTAGGCATCCTGCGCCGTGCGCAGTTGGCCGCCACAACGTCCACGTCATGCGCCAGCAGTCGCTGGATCATGTCTTGCGGGAAAGTCATGTCAGAGTCAATAAACAGGATATGGCTGCACCCTTCGCGCATCGCATCCAAGCAAAGATCAGCACGCTGATTCTGGATCAGTGTGCCTTGCAGGATCTTCAAGCTCACAGCGTCAGTGGTGTTGAGCGTGTGGTACGCCACCATGTTGACCATGCAATAGGTGTAGTTGGTGTGTACTTGATCCCGCGCTGGGGTGCAGACTGCGATGTAGTTCATACTTTTCCTGGTCTGACTCGGAAGAATTTGTTGTCACTGTCGTTGAGCCATTTTTTCATGTAAGCCTCGTCATCGATCTTGCCCTCTGCCTTCATCTGGTAGTACAAGGACTCAGGGATGCTGGCAACGTGATGCCATTCGCCTTTCCATGTAGCCTTCTCATCAATGGCAGCCAAGTCGCGCTTGTTGGCCTCAATGACGGCAGAAATGTCCTGAGTAGTCTGAATCGTTGCCTCATCAGTGTCTTCGTTGTAGTGCCAGGTGCGGGTGATCCCTTTGTCGGGGTTTGCATCAAGAAATCGTTTTTCCATGTAAGTAGGGGGAAGATTTCTCCTCCCCCTTCCCTCTTAAGTGATTAAGAAGTAGCCAAGTCAGCACACAAGCCGTGTGAGTTTTCGGCCAAGACCTTGTGACCGAATTCGATCAACAACATGCGCTTTTCAGCGTCACCAGTCTTCGCCAACTCAACTTGTTGGTAAGGACGAAGGACAGTCATCTTTGCGTACTCAGGGTCGATCACCCATGCATCGCGCTCGCGCTGGAAGCGGTTGGCGATCACAGCCACGTTGCCGAAGTCGGAGACGTAGATGTCAACTGCACCGATCAACACGGCAGGCTTCTCGCCGCCATTGATGTTGAAACGGCTGGAAGCGATACCAGAGAAGCCAGACACGCGCTGCTTGTTAACAGGACCGCACATCAGGATCTTTGGAGTGCCGCCCTGTGTCCACACCTTTTGAATCACATTCTTGAGAATGGTTTCAGTAAAGGTGCGCACGTTGCCGTCAGTGCGGGCACTGTTTGGCAGGGTGGTGTAGCTTGGGTCAACGCCGTTGGTTTGCTTGTGAGTGTTGGTCTTGACAAATGCGCCCAAAGAAGCAGTAGCGCGAGCTGTGGTGGTGTTACCAGCAGCAGCAACTGCGCCATTCAAGAATGTGAATTCTTGGTCGCGCTTCAACTCAGCACCGCGCTTGGCGATCTGATAAGCCAACTCAGAGCGGCGGCCAGCTTTGTTGACAACTTCTTCAGTGTTCGACAAGACGATGGTCTTGCGAGCGATCTGAGCATAGTTGGTCAAACGCACAGTGGCAGTCACTGAGTCGAATGTGCCGACATCGTCACCTTCCAACTGTGCGTTGGCGGCGGCATCTGCCAGTACATCGGTTTGCCATTCAAACAAGGTGTTGGAGATAGTTTCGCGGCCAATGTTGGATTGGTAAGGAGTCTCTTCGGGAGAGATGTTGGTGATCACATTGCTGAGATCTTCGCGGATACCCTTTGCAGAGTAGGTGGTAAATGTATTGCTAACGATAGTCATGATGATTCCTTATTTCAAGAGTTTGTAGATTGCATCAGCCGCATCATCGACACGGCCAGTTTTTGCTAGACGCTGTTGTGCTCGCATTGCTTCTGTATTGCTTGAAACTCTCCCTGCTGCACCAGGCTTGGCAGGTCTTGGGCCGTTGTTGGTCACTGGCTTGATCTGTCCGCGCTTGGACATCATCTGGTCATACAAAGCCGCTTTTCGCAGCATCACAACCGCCCTGTGGTCAACAACATTCTTAAGGTCATCAGGTGTGAATCCGATCTTTTGACCGAATTGAACAAGCATTGCCTTCTCAGCTTGAGCCTTCTTCGCGTCCTTCCACTCAGGGATGGCCGCCACCAAAGCCTCTTGCTCTTGAGCCAACAACGCCTCGCGCTGTTGTAGCTGTTCTCGCTGGGATAACTGAGCCAGCCTCTGCTGTTCGGATTGAATAGCCGCCGCCTTCTCTTGATTCTCCCGCATCACTTCGCGCTGCCTTACCCACTCGATGGGGTCTTCTTGATAAAGACGGTCCCAATCAACTTGAGGCTGCGCTGCCTGCTGAACCTGTGCCTGTAGAGCACCTAACAATTGAGCATATTGCTTACGCTCGGCACGCACCTCTTGCAACTCTGCCTCGGTCTGTTTCCTGACCTCCGCAATTTGCTGAGTCTTGCGTGTGTAATCCTGAGTCCGTGAATATCCCTTTTGAAGTTCCTCCAGCGTCACATCGACTTCTTTACCGTCAACCTTGACGGTGAAGACTTGTGGCTGTTCTTCCTCCTCGGAATCTCCATCTTCTTCGGATTGTTCGGGATCAGTTTCATCACTGGATGCGTCTGCATCGTCCAGCAACTCCTCATCTCCCGCCGCGCCCTCATCGGGCAACTGCGCCTCGCTGCTCTCCTCTTGTCCCTCATCGGGGAGCATCCCAGCAAGTGCATCGGCTGCTTCAGCCATATTCATTGGACCTTGTACAACACTCGCCGCAGGCGTTGGTGCTACTGTTTGCATTGGTCGTTTTCCTTATTTAAACAAGATTCTTCTGCGCACGCTCAATGGCGCGTTGCGCCACCTTGCCGTTATCAATCATTTTGGTCAGTTCGTTTTTGAAGTTCTCAATGGCACGCAACTGCGCCCAGATCACCTCACGCCTTGAAGCCTCATCAGGCTTGCTGCTCTCAAACTCCCAGTGCAAGTCGCCGCGCATCTTTTCCAAGGCCGTGGCGAACACCTCATCTTGTAAGAATTGTTCGGACCGGCGGCCTTTTCTAACCTGTTCTTCGTTCATTGAGCCATTCCATTAAGGTTGATGGGTGGAGGCACATTTGCCGCTGTCTGCACCGCCTGGTTGACGATGGCCGCCTGCTGCTTCATGGCCTCACGATCTAAATTCTGCATTGCCGCAATCTCGGCAGTGCTGATTTGTGTCCCATACTTTAACTCAAGTTCATACTTCTTGAGCATTAAGTCCTGCGCCAGTTGATCTCTTCGGTAATCATCATCTCGGATCATCTTCTCGCGCTGCAACTCCAGCTCGGCGGCCTTCTTCTGGATGTCGGCTTGGATTGACTGAGCCTGCACCTGTGCCAGCACCTGCTCTGGTGTCTGCTGTGGCTCTTCCTGAGGCATCTGGAAGTCGGCAGGCAGGGTGTTGAAGTAGCTGGATGCGTCCTTGTAGCCCGACAGCTCAATGGCCTTTTGCAGGGTGCGGATGTACATGGGCAGGGACGCGATCTGATTCATCGGGCCAAACTGAGCCATGATCTGCTCTTGCTTTTGCATGATGATGTTCAAGGCGTTGATCTTCTCGTTCACATCGCCATTGCCCAAGCCAATATTGACATTGACATCCATGCTTGCATCCCAAACGCGAGGATCGATCTGCACCCACTCGTTGCGCAAACGCACCATGCGGGGCTTGTCTTGGTGGGTGGTCATGAGATACAAGATGCCCTTAAAGAGCTTCTTCATGCCCTCGGCCAAGATCCGAGCTTGCAGCTCAAGTCTTGACTGGCTGGCGCTGACAGTGGCCGCAACCGCCGCCTTGGTGGTTGACTGCAATGCATCAGGGTCCAATCCCATCGCGGCCTTGGACATGCCGGTGCGGTCTTCGCGCATCTGGTCCATGTAGTCCATCATGGCAAAGGCAGGCTGGCCGACAAAGGGTGAGCTGAACGGCTGCACCATGCCTGGTGCTCTCATCCGAATGATTGCGCCAGTCTCGTTATTCAGCACATCGTCAATATTGACCTGACCCTCGACAACAGCCGTGCGCGGGTGGATCGACTGCGCCAGCGAGTCCAAGGTGTTGCGCATGATCTCTGACTTGATCTCTTGAATGTCATGCGTGATGTCAAAAATCGACATGGCTTCCAGCGGGGAAGTGTGTGGCTCTGGGTCGCAGGGGAAGTCCACAAATGGGATGTAGCTGGCTGGCAGGTTTCTGACCATGGTGTAGCCAGAACCCATGCAACAAATCTTGCGCAGCTCGGGGATGCCGTCACCATCAAAGTCAATCCGCATGTACGCCTCAACATACAAGACCCGCTGCTGCATGGGATTCATGCTGTCACCAGCGCCCATGCTGGTGGACAGAGGCTGGCGTGCCAAGTACTCATCATTGGAGTCCAAGTCGGTGGAGGAGATGTTTTCCTCGATCTCTTCTTGGTCATAGCCCATGGCGATCAGGTCGGAAACTGTCGCCATCTGGCGGTGGGCAATGATGCCAGCATCGTCAAATGAACGTGCACGGCGATCCAGAATCAATTCCTCTGGCGGCACGGCCATGATCCGAATGCGGCCATCTCTGGTGTTTCGCTTGATCTCTACGTCATGGATCATCGGCACAGGCATGGGCAGGCCAGTGGTCATGTCCATCTGCGGCATTGCGCCAGGCTCTGGGTAGCTCACCACAATCTTGACCTCTGCACCCTCTTGCATCAACACCTGCAAGGTCTGGTCATCCAAGCCAGAATATTCCTCAATCTTGACCTCTTCAACCTCTTCCCACCAGTACTTGGCGATGCCGCATTTGCGCACCAAGCTGTCCTTGAACAGGGCATAGGTGGTCATGAAGCCATTGTTGTCGGAGGTGAAAACATAGTTGGCGTAATCAGTCGCCTGCTGTGCACCGGCCACATCTTCGGGGCCACGGGGCACATATTCCACGACATTCTCGGTGGAGAAAAACACCTTCATGAGACTTGGCAACATGGCCGATACAGTGTCTCGCACCTCCATCGCCACCACCTGAGAGCGGCCATCTTCCTCGTTTCCAAAGGGGTCGCCGCGATAGTACTCAGTGCCCTTGGCGCGAATCGGGGAGACATCAGAGTCGATGTAGCTGACAGCGTCCTCCAGCTCGCCAGAGACAATGCCCTGCAACTCGGTGTCATCCATCGGCTCGATGGCCGCGATGTCGGTGGTGATGTTCATGTCGTTGATCATTTTTTGTTCCTTGCAGAAATACTTTTGGCCTTGGCACGCGCATCGGCCTTCGATGAGGCCCCCCATTTTTTGAGACTTAGTAGCAAGCGCGTTGGCTCGCCGTCCTTCATCTCAGGGCCAGGCATGTTGCCCATTCTCGCAAGGAATGATGCCCTGCGCGGGTTGTCGCCACTCTTGACCGGCGCTTTCAGATTCATGCCCTCGGCCTTGGCACTGGCGCGTCCCTTGGCATTCAAGCCACCAGATGCTGACTTTCCCTCTTTACGCTGCCACGCTGGTGTCTTCATTTGTGAACCCTTTAATTGTGGACAAAAAGTATTTGCGGCAACTTCAACACTGAAATGCCTTCATGGCTTCTCAATATGTCCTCAAAGTAGGTTGCATCTCCATCATGGGATTTGTCTTGGAACCCTACTTTTTTTGCCATTTTAGTCCTCACAATTGCTGAACTCACATCAATTGACCCACGTCGATAGTCTGTCTCAAAATATGAATAAGGGGGTAAGTCGCGCCCACCAGGTCGATTGTGAGAATGCACCATGTCGAAGAGCACCACATCAGACTGCCCCATAACGCCGCCCAAATACTCAGCAGCCTTGGGGATGAAATAGTTGTCGGCATTTGTAATCAACAAATAATCTCCCTGTGCCTGATCAATTCCAATTTGGCGCAAGGTATGACCATAGTCACAGTGCCTATCTGATGTGCAGAAGAACTCAATCTGGTCAGGCTTGGCATCAGCAAAACTTTGCATGATCTGAATGAATTTCTCATTTGGCCCGTCATGGATAACCTTTAACCGCCAATTGCTGACTGTCTGGTTTATCCAAGACTGCACAAAAACGCACAACTCTCCCTCTCGCTCAAACGCCACCGCAACGACATCAAGAACCAAACCAGTCGTTTGCATATTTCGGCCTGTTTTTGCGTATCCATGGCACGGCCTGCTG